GCCAATGTTTGAAAGAAATCATCAAAGACCAAGGATATTTGATTGCAATGTCTGAAGCTAAATTGGAACATTGCAAAATCTTGACGCTGTTATGATAAAGCTTTAGACAAATCTAGGTAATATTTGGGTTCAACCCCAAGGAGATATTGGCTGCTAGTAGCGTCTTTAACTTGAGGCTACAACATGACAACATCGTCTGCTACATGTACATACATGTAGTAATGTTATAGGACAATTAGTACATGTTTAAATAGAAAAGATTTGATGAACAAGGGTTACCAAGTTTGATTACTGGTATGATGGGACAACCGTAATGAAGGGGTCCAGGGTTCAAGTCCCGCCAATGACGATTTCCAGAGAGGGATTTTCATTGGTGCAAATTGAATCCATTTTCCCTTTGGCAAAATATGAAAGCATCCATAGTTAAAAAAAAACGAGAAATCTACCCTACAAGAGGTACCAAACGGCAAGTGTGCTTTCCTTGCCAAACGGCAAGTGTTGGTTCCTGCTTTGGAATGATTAATAATGCCATAATAAGAATCTATGAATAAGAAAATGAATAAGGTTGGTTATAAAATCATATTCCCGTTTGTTGTAGAAACCGTTTGGCTGATGCATTAACATAGTCTTTGATAATCCTTATCTGTTTAGTTAGTTGAATTTTCATTTTATCTTTGTTAGTTAATGTTGAAATCATTTCTAAATTATTATCAATTGGAAATGATGAAATGAGTTCCTTTAACATCTGAAGACTATCTTTAATTTGTTCCAATGTAAATTTATTATAATGTAAAATTATATTGATTGTTTCTAAGTCTGATTTACATCTATATAATAAACCTATTGGTTGATTAAAATAATCTACTAATATATTTAATCTTGTATCGTTGTCATCGTTTAATTTTAATATAGAGTACATTCGTTTTAATGATTTAAAATAGTTCCCATCATTTACAAGTTCTTTATAATCTTCTGTGATGTTCTTTATTACTTCCTCTTTAGAATAATTCATATTAGGTTTACCATTTAAATATATATTGAAGGTCTCGCTTATTTCAATAAAACGCCCGTTAATATATATTATAATATCTAATTTAATTATGGATTCCATTTTCAAAGCATCATTAAAAGAAACACCGTTATTAGTTTCTTTGATTATATCATTATAATCCCATCTTAAAGCATCTCCTTTTTCATCTTTCCCTAATTTAAAATCACTAATTACAACATTAGATGAAGATTTGATAATATTAAATACCGCCTTAAAGTGATTATAAATAAGTTGTTCAGATTTCCCTTGAACTTCTTGAAATAAATCATAATCACTATAATATAAATTTCGTTTTACATTAGCACTACCTACGACGTTAATCTTACTTTCTAGGCTCATTAATTTACCAATTATTTTAATATTATTATTAATTTCTTTATTCATATTATATAACCTTATATTTTATTTTTACACTATAAAAATCTTTTAGGATAATAATATTTACCCGCTCCCGTGGTTTCATCTTTAGTTTCTTCTACTCCTTCCGCTCCTTTTTTTTTCTTCTTCTTCTTCTTTTTAGATAAGTTTTTGTCTTCTGGTTGTTCTTCTTCGTCTTCGTCTTCGTCTACTTCATTAACATTTGGATCATAAGTATTACTTACATTTCCCCTGTTTACATAATCTATCAAATTCATATATTTAAATTGGTTTTCCGTATTTAAATCTGATGATTTAATCCCCGCCGTTTCCGCCATTGATATTACAAAATTATTAATTTCTTCTAATGGTTTTTTATTTTTATTAAAAATAGATTTATATGGTAGTATTCCATCATTATTTGACATAGAAATATAAGATCTTAGATTTTCTTCTGCTGTATCAATTAAATTTGACAAATCAGTATTATCAATTTCACTGCTCCAAGCTTGAAAATTTGCTTTTAAAATTCTTGATAAAATAATAGATAGCCCTGTTATTTGACTTAAAATATTAGGTATTGTATCAGATACTTTATTCAATTTTTCAAATGCATCTTTGCTCATTGTATTTATAATATCTGCTTTATATTCTCTAGCAATATTACTAATTTCTTCATTAATTTTAATAAAGAAATCATATTCTTCTACTACTTTTTTAGGTGCTGTTACTTTAAATTTGTCTTTCGCATAGGCTTTTAATGCTGTTAAATATAAGAACCGTTCATCAATATCTTCAAGCATTTTATATGCTTTGATTCTATCGTTATATAATGCTACCGTTTGAACGGCTTCTTCCTCTAGATTGGTTCTTATTTCAGTTACTATATTATTATTTTTAGTAATCAGATCGTTCATATTATCTTCAATTTTTTCATCAAGATTTTCTGATATAGTAAAACCTGTTTTAACACTTAGTTGTAAAATTAAACCATTTAATTTATCCATATCATCCATAAATTTAATACTTCCTGTATCTTCACCACTTCTTAGTTTTTGTTTAATAGTTTCTATATTTTTACTTATTTCTCTTAACTGCATTTGTTGAAATTTGGCGGCTATTTCAAAAATTGAATTCCCGTCTCCTGAATTTACTCCAATGTTCATTTATATATATTAATTAAGAAATTAATAATCATAGAAATTAATATATGTTAATATATATAATGGCGATAACTGAAAAGTTATTAGATAATTCTTTTTATAAAGATAAAATAAAATATTTCATAACTAATTTTGATTTATTCGCGATGTTCCCCAATTGTAAAATTGTTAAATTTGCTGATTTAGATTTATATAAAGATATTTACGATCTATTACCTAATAAATTAGATTTTGTTTTTATATTAACAGAAGTTAAACCAAATCATGGACATTGGCAGTTATTACTAAGAGATAATAAACGGTTTGAATTTTTTGATAGTTATGGTGATTCACCAAAAACTATATTAAATTTTATACCAAAATATATGTTGAAAATCCTTGGTAATGATTATAATAAAGATATAGGGCACATTTTAAAAAGTATTAAAAAATCAGATAAACTAATAATTAATAGTTATCCTTTTCAATCAGATATAGATGATGTTAATACGTGTGGTCGTTGGGTTTCGTTGCGTGTTGCTTTATTGCTTCATAAAAACTACAATAATAAAGAGTTTGTAAATTATATTAAAAAAATGGTTAAACAAACCAAATTGAAAAATGATGAGCTTATAACCAAACTTATTAATATATAATAATTAATATTATTATCTAATGTAATTATATAATAATGTCCTATGAATATGTTTATTACAACGCCTTAATTAATAATATAGATTCTAAAAGTGATGATACTTTTACACATGAACCAAATTTAGTATTTAACGAACAAAAACCAGACCCAATAATTAAAAATTGCGAGGATTACGAATTTGCGATTGAATCATTTAAATTAGATTTAAAAACTTTACCCGTCATCATACCAACCATTAAATATGATGAAACAAACACAAATTATCATGATACCATTTATAAAGTTACAGCAGAAATAACATATCAAAATGTTTTATATTCTTATTCACAAAGAGTTGAATTCAATCCACAGGATAAAACGGCAGTTTTACCAACTATGAAAAATGGGTTTGCTGATTATTCAACCGGTTATTATAATGTTTATAATTATGAATGGTTTATAACCCTGGTCAATAAATCGTTGCGGCTTGCAGTTTATAAATTAAAAACTGAAGTTATCCCTGGTTTAATTCCTGATACTATTTCTGATTATTCCCCTTATTTTACTTTTGATAAATCTACAAAATTAATATCATTATTTGCACCACGAGCCGATTTTGATGAATCCACAGATGCCCCTATGTCTATATGTTTAAATAAGGCATTATATAGATTATTCAATAGCCTACCATTACAAATTAAAACAGAATCAAGCGTTACATTAATTGATGGTGTTATAGGTCAATCAGATCCACAACAAGTAATGAAAATTAATATGAAAAACTTTTATTTATCAAACAGTGTAAAATTATACACATGTCCAAAATTAGATGGTACAATTTATGAAAGCGCCTCGGTATCAATTGAATATTTATATGTATATCAAGATTATACCACATTTGATAGCTGGACCCCCGTTGAATCCATATGTATTAATTCAAATACGATACCCGTTTATAAATCATTAGTAAGTGCTAATCATACCTATTATAATGGAATTGAAGATACAACGGGTTCATTAAATGTTTATGAATTATCAATAACTGATTTTAAAGCGGGTAGTTATGAAGGTGGTATCCTCTATAGTCCAAATGAAAAAAGATGGATGAACTTAAATCAGCAGGAATATTTAAAAGATATAAACATTAGTGTGTTCTATCGTTCAAAATTGACTGGTAGTTTAATTCCTGTTCAATTAAACTCAGGAGGTAGCGCCTCTTTCAAAATAATATTTAGGAAACCAAAATGAATTAGTTTAAAAATATTTAGAAATAGTTTAAAAATATTTAGTAATATTAGAATTAACCAATTAATTATAATTAATTTAAAAATCAAGACTTTTTAAATTAAT